AAGTCCCCCTCCCCCGGGTCCAGAGTCATGCATCCAGCACTCCCCCGCCAGCTTTCTCTCCAACCAGAATGGACCCGGATGCCGATTGCAGAATGCTCCGCCCCGGTCCGGGGATTCTTGTCCTGAAGAATCCAGACAGGCCCATCATCATTCAGGCTGATGCAAGGCTTCCCATGATGCCGGTCTTCATGGAAGATTCCCAGATAGGTTCCCGGATGGACGATGGGATACTCTGACAGATTCGGTCGGTCAGGGTTTCCGGGAATCCGGGGGTTGGGGGCAGTCGACCCCATGATGGAGTCAATGAGGCTTCCCCCCGGCCGGTCGAGCAGAAGCGCCCTCTGGGGATACGAATCCATTGAGTTCTCATCTGGAGGACCAAAGTCTAGGTATTTCATGCGTCTCCCTTCTATCTACTGCTCGCTCAGACCCGCCTAGGATAAACTTTCGCACCCCGCCCAGCACCATAGGGGTTCACCTTGTTTGTGATTCCTTAGAGCGCCTCTGAGGAGGAATAGTCCAAATAGTCCAATCACCCCGGATTCCCGGAGAGATGGGAAAGGATAGCGACCAGGATGACCACGTTGATAGCCGTCAGAATAGGGAAGCCCCAATTGAGCATTGTCTTGATTCCCTTGAGATATCCATCCTGTCGATTCGCCCATCCCTTCAAACCGCCATCCCAGTCCTCACCGAAAACAGTGTCTTCCAGATTCATGGTCCTTTCCACGATGGGCTTTATTCCTTCTTCAATAGCTTTTTCCAATTCTTCTTTAGTGCACAAAGGTTCACCTCCTGTTAGAGAGCTTCTTCAAAGTCGAATGAAACTTTCAGCCGCCGGCTTGTGGCCTTTATATCTGGGCGATTGGAATTCCTCATGAACATCAGTTCATCATCCGAACCAAGCCAAGAAAGACCCGCCATGAAATACCAGAAGGGCTCGCCCCCTCCGGCATGGAGAATGAAGTCCAGCCATTCTTGATAGGCCGCATTGTCAATATAGGGAATGGTCCCTGCTACTCTCCTTGCTCTGAACCTTTCGGCCACAGTTTTCGAGCCGCCCCATGCCTGAGAGGAGAACACTTGAACCTCCCCGTTATGAGGCTCCCAAGTATCTTGCACGAATCGGTCCCAGTCCCAAGTCGGGCCGAGCCAGATACTGGACGCTTCCCATTCATCTTCAGGCTGGCCATGATTAAAGCTGATTTCAAATACAGGGGTGATTTCCGGGATGCCTGTGTACGGCCAGTAGATAGGGTCTTCGCTCCCCCACTGTGGTAAATCGGAAATAAAGACCACGACCTGCTCATGGTCATTTGTCCGAGTTGCTAAGTCTCCTTCAACTGTATAAGTTACTTGCGGGTCACATCTACCATGGGCGAGGTAGGCGTTATTCTGAAATTGGGCTTTCATATTATGCCCAGCTATTACCATCACATCGCTATCTACTATCTCCCAAATATAAACTTCATCAATATATAGGTAGGCGTCGTTACTGCTCATAAACCTAACGCCCCACCCTCCAGCGGAGACATTGCCATCAGGTTCGAATTTGATGGCATGCCACTTTGAAGTTGTGGTAAGTTCTGGGAACCAAATGGCGTCGGTTGTAGTATCCTCGGCATGGATTTCCTCGAAGGTATATCCAATATCGCCATTGAGCTCAATCCGAAGTCCGAACTCATCGTAGCTGGTATCCACCTCCCCTACAAAAATGAGCCCGTAAGTTCTTCCTTTCTTTAAATCTATTTTACAATCCTGCTCAATAAAACAATTTCCTTGGTCACCTATATCAAATCTGCATCGACGAAGCCCGAGAGTATCCCCGCCAACAGCGGTTATCTCAGCGGTCCCATTTGCAGTTACCGCCCAAGCCAAATCAACATCAGCTAGCTCAAACCCGCCATCGTCAATAGCATTGGGAAGAAAGGCTCGTATCTTGGTGACAGCGGCATCTGCTCCGCTCCACCATTTCGTCTCCGACCGCCCATCCACCAAAAGATGAACAGGATGGTTGGGGTCTTGTTTATCAGCGTAGAGAGTCTGCCGAATTTCAAAGCCTCCGATGTCCTCCTCGTCCGGCGTCTCGTAGGTTTTGATGATAGGACCATTTGCAGAAGTCGACTCCAAATAGCCTATAATGTGATACCGCCTGCCCCCGTCCTGAAATACCAAAAGCATTCCATTGAACTGGTCATCACTATCACCATACCCTGCCATGATATCAAATCCAGTTGTGGAGGAGTCATCCACCTCAAAGGTCCGGGCAGTTTTATCTGCAGCGACCATCCCTCCGCCGCTTGCATAGATATAGCCATTGCCTCTTCCTTCCTCAGCCAACCGCAGAATATTTCTATAGAGTAAAGCAGGTCCACTCATTATCTCGCCTCCACTAGAGTCCACTCCATTTTATTTGCTTTCGGATTCCATTTCTTTTTAACGACCATGAAATTCTGGGAGTCTCCTTTTCCGATATCTGACTTCGCTATAACCTCGGAATTGATTTCGATGAAGTCCCCAACCTGCACCCCAGCTCTATCCAATCTGGTGTCACAATCAAAAACTCCCAAACCATTCCGGAGGCGGGCGGATTCCCGAGCGGTGATGAACTCGGACATCTCTTCCCCGAAATCCCCAGCCCCCGCCGATGAGCCGAAGCCAACCCACCGAGATTTGATAATGCGCCGAGCGGTCTCGGCATAGTTGGCTTTGCTGTCCGGATTATCGGTGATGAAGAGAGCATCAAAATCAACATACTCACTTCCCGTCCCAGCCCAATCGTACCAGAGGTCAAAAGCATTTCTCAAATCTTTCAGGCCGCCTTCGAATGTCGCATCCGCCCCGAAGACCGACTTGTCCCAAAAATCATCCGGTCCCTTGCTCGCGGTATAGATTACCAGATAAAACTTTCCATTCTCTTGAGCAATAAGATAGCCACCAATCAGCTCCAGAATTTCTGTGATGAAAGCCTTGGCCGATTTAGGGTCAGTTATCTCATTTCCATTTGCTATGGTTCGGTCGGTAATCCAATCAGCAGAAGTCAGGGGAATGGAGGGGTCGCTCCCACAATTCAGCTTCCCTTCATAGAAACTTCCCTCTTCTACATATCGAGTCGTCACATTTGCTTCGCCAATTATCTCCCGGAGAACATCCACTAAATGATAATCAGCAAACTCTTTTGAGGGTTTCGTGGCGGGCGGGATTCCCTCTGGCCACTTGGTATCCAGATTCTTTCCAATATCTTTGATGCTGATTGTGCAGGTGGTTGAGTCATTCTTGAAATCCTTCACCCGCCCAATATAGTAAGGCATCAAATCATTCTCGACCAAATCCTCTGTCAAAAATCCAAAGAGGATTTGGGCATCATAATTCTTGAGATATCCCGACCGGAGCATATCCATTACCGTCTCAGTTCGATTTAACTTGACCGACATATTTGAAGTCTTGGTGATGTAGGATTTCATGTCCAGCTCAATCGTTCTGCCAGGAATGTCCTGAAGAACAGCGGCATGGGGGTATGGCCAGTTGGGAAGGCGATGAGTTGAATAACGCCAGACATGGTCTGGAATCTCAAGGGTGATAGATGAGAGGACAGGGGTCACCGTTCCGCTGGAAGTGAAGGAGGATTTGATTCTGAACTCCTCTGCTCCATTTGTCGGAACTCGGGAGCCATCCTTGACCTGAACCCCATCTCCCCAAACTTCACCCTCAATCCAAGTATCGTAAATGCGAAGGACTGTTGTCCCAGACCCTAGCGAAACAACTACACATCTGAGGTCTGCCAAATCCCCTTTATAAGCGGTGACGTCAATTGAGACTTCCTGCTTGGAAAAATTCCCAGAGCCTTGAGCAATAAATAATCCGACCAAAGTTGCATCCGATTCCTCCGCGCCACAAACCATATCTACATCGCCAGCCACTCTTTCAACGATAGCTTTGAAATAAACATTCCCAGAAAAGTCGGGCTCAGTTTCCCATGCATCAACATCCCCGGCTGTCCTGCCAACATAAAACCGCCAGCCAGACCCCGTCGGGACCGTATAAGAAAAAGTGGAATCATCATCATCGTAGGCACGGTCATCATTTGTGGTATCTCCCCCAATATCATTATCCCCTGTTGGCCACATTTTACTGATACCACCTTCTGGATATTTCAACTCATGAGTCAGCGAAGACCCTGTGGGCTCCCTCTGGGCGATGGCTACCAGCATATCGTTATTATGATTTGCACTCTGCTCGGATAGGTCGAACTCAGTTTCAATATATCCATCCGTTTTATAAGCGGAGGTGGTGACAATTATTTTGAGGGAGGAGAGGTGAAACTCTTGATGAAGTGCACTGCTATTATCTGTCGACATTCCAAGCAAGGAAATCAAAGCCAAATCATCCCGAGTCCAAACCTCTGAGGTCTGGGGATTAAGGAGCCATTCATCCTCATACTCTGCCCATGAGCCAGTGACGGTATCCTCTATTCTAGTTCCCGTATACCAAGACCCATTATACATGAAGCGGGAATAGACTTTGTCCATCCTTTGGTTGTCATATCTCGCCCGATAAACTATTTTGACAGAATAGATTTCAACATTCTCATCAATCGCCAGCAGGGTATCCAAATCAATAGCCCCCCAGATATGTCCCGTCGCATAGTAAAAGCCTGAAAATTGTAGAGATATGAGATAGCTTGAGTCACTGTTATTATTGCATTTCGTGTGGAGCCACTCACCGCCCCCGTACCATTCATTCCGAGTGTGGGAGGTGTTGAAAACATCCTCACCTTCAATGTTCCCTGCTCCGGGGTCTGCCTCAAGAATAACAGCCCCGGATTCGGGGGGAGTCGGAGTGGAATCATAATCCACCTGATACTCATCCACATTGGCGGCCCAGTCTGCCTCATCCTCCACCACGGCGCTCGCTCCTCTGGAGAAGATGGAGAGCAGAGCCATCGGGATGTTCTTTAGCTTCCGGGATTCCCGGATGAATTTGGTTGGAAGAGTCAGCATCCTTAATCCTCTATGATAACTTTCCGGGTCCGCAATGTCCCGCCAGTTGCATCCACGTGCTCATCCAAAACAGTGATAATTTGGTCTGCCTGTTCTTCTGGGGTCATTATCCTTGTCCCGCCCTCCAGCCTGATGGTGAGGTCAAGAGGCCGGGAATCCCTATCCCCGCTCACATCCGTTCCGGACAGACTATCCGGACTCGAATATCCACCTCCCCCTCCGCCGGCGGCGCTTGATGCCCCTCCTGTCGCCTTGGCAAGGGCGGCCATGGCGAAGGCCACGAAGACCGGGATGAGCCAAGGATGGGGAGCCGCCCCCGCCGCCTTCGCTCCGACTTTGGTTGTCTCAGTCGCCACGGTATCAGCGACCTGTGCTTTATTGAGGAGGGCCATCTTCTTCCCGAAGATGACATTTGCGATGAACCATCTCACCAGTTGCTGGATTATCATATTGGCGGCGGACTCAAAAACATTGGATATCATGTCCCGGAAATTCTCACCTTTGGTAATCACATCAGCGATTCCTTGAGAGAAATTGTTGGACATATCAACCCAGACCTTACCCCACATCTGGTCATAGCTACCAGCGACTATGGTCTGCTTCTCAAGCCATCGGGTCCAAGCGGTCGACGATGCTTCAAGAGCCGCCGCTTCCTCCCCACTCCCCGGACCTCCGGGCCTTCTCCACATATCGATATACTCCGGCTCCTCCGGGGCAGCCGCCCCCGCCACTCCGGACTCCATGACCCCTGAGATTCCCTTCATCATGTTGGCGAAGATTTCTTTGATTCGGTCAGCCTTATCTTGAGACTTGCCCTCGACATAAGTCAGAAGAGAATTGAGAGCCGCCTTGACCTTCCCTCCCTTGCCGGCGAAGGACTCCCAAGCGGTGTCCCAACTATCTATGACATTCCCCGCATTATTTTGCTGGTCTTCGGTGAACTTCTTCAACTTCGCCTGAGCCCCTCCAAGCGCCGCGGTCATATCGGCAAGAGCTTGTGGATACTCCATCCCGAGCATACCCATTCCGACCATCAATGCTTTGCTCAACGCCCCCAGCCCCCCGACGAAACTTTCCAGAGCACTAGATAAGAAACCGAGTATGGTGAAGAAAGCAATCTTCAGTCCGAGCCATGCTTTGAGGATAATCTTCGGGATAAACATGAGCGCCCTGCCCAACTCCATGAACATGAACTTCATGAAATCAACTCCATATTTAAACCCCTTGACCGTCCCGAGCCAAATGGATTCCAGAACAGTCCAAGCAAGTGCGATAGCATTGATGGGACCGATGAGCTTGACCAAAAGAACCATGAGCCCGACTATCGCCCCGACAACTAATCCAATGGGAGAGAGGAGGAAAGCGAAAGCTCCGATGAGTCCACCAATCGCCCCGACTGCTATCGCCAGCATCTTGATGAAGAGGCCGATGGTGATGAGGAGAGGTCCGACCGCCGCGACGACAAAAGCAATCTGGGTTGCAGTCTTCAGAAGCTTCGGTTCAAGGACTGCCAGAGCCCGGAAGACATTGGTCAGCTTCAGAGCCAGTCCAGTAAAGAAAGTCAGGAACCCACTCTTCGCAATAGCAATGGCCGACCCTTCGATGGCAGACTTCAACTTAATCATCGCCCCGAAGAGTCCCTTCATCTGGACATTGGCGACTCTCTCCGCTATCCCTCCAGCCGCATCCAGTTTGGCATGAAGCTTTTCAATCCAAGGGATGCCCAGACCAAGTAGCGCTTGGATTCCGGGACCAGCCCTCGCTCCGAATATCTGGAAGATGTCAGCATTATAAGACACCGTGTCAGCATATCTAGTTTGGGCGACTGAAATTTCCCTCAGTATCTGAATGAATGATTTCAACTTGCCCGTTGCTTCATTCTTTACCGATACCCCCATCCTGTCGAGAGCCTTGGATGTTTTAGGGGTGACTTTTTGTAGGTTGATAAGGGCTCGGCGGAATTGGGTTCCAGCCAGAGTCCCTGTGATATTCGCTTGCCCGAGCGCCCCGATGATTGCCGTGGTCTCTTTGAAGTCCATTCCAGCCGCCTTGGCAATCGGTCCGACCATCTTGAAGGTTTCTCCGAGGGAGGTCAGGTCGACTTTCGAAGAAGTGAAAGCCTTGACCAGAACATCATTCGCATCCGCGAGTTCCGATGACTCCATCCGATATCCAGCCATGATTCCAGTTGTTATCTTGGTGGCCGTCCCCAAATCGATTTGAGCGGAGGCCGCCAGCTGAAGGGTATCGGGCATCGCGCCCATAATCTTTTCCGCTTCATATCCGGCGAGGGCAAAATATCCCATGGCATCGGCCGCTTGGGTGGCCGTGAACATAGTGGTCCTCCCAAGCAACAATGCCTGCTTCTCCATCGCCGCAAAATCTTTTGTCCCGGCTTGGGTGAGAGCGAGGACTCTGTTCATCCCCCTCTCAAAATTCCCAGCCGCCTTGAGCGTCCCATATCCGAGGGCCGCAATCGGAGCGGTCATCCTCATGGTCATGGCTCGACCGACTTTAGTAAAGCCCATGCTGACCCGATTCAGACTCCGCTCGGTCTTCAGAGTGAAGGCAGTGACCGCGGCTGATGCTTTCCGAGTCGCTCGAAGCAGACTCGTCGCATCCCCGACAATCCAAGCTCGCAATGTTCCAATATTAGCCATCGCTCTTTTTCCCCTTCACTCCAAAGACCCGCTTCAATTTATTGACCAGCTCTTCTCTGCTCTTCGGCAAAGGCTCCCACCTCCGCTTGAATGGAAGGAACTGCTTTGCCTGATATGTCTTTCCTTTCTTGGCGACCGTCTGGGCAAGAGTTGCTTGCATCCCAGATATCCGCCAATCCATCGCTTCCTCACCGAATGGGTAGAGCTTATAAAAAGCCATCCACTCAGCAAGCTCGGTAGGGGTGAGGGAGCGTTGAAGCTCCCCCACCGTTTTTCCAAGAGCGACTGCCAGCACGAACATGAAGAATCTACCGGGGTCGCCCCTTAGTGCTTTTCCGCTTCCTGTATCTCCTCCTCGCCGGGAGGTCCAGCCAACTCACCGCACTTCACCACGATTTCTCCGACCACCCTGGCGGCTTTCCCGCCCAGAGTTTCCTCGGCCTCTTCCGGAGTTTGGAATACGCGGAACCCGGAAGCATCATGGATACAAAGAGCGAGGAGAGCCCAGTTGAACATGGTGACATTGGACTTCTCTCCCAGCTCCCCGTCGGTCGTCAGGTTGAGATAATTGTCGTTGAGGCTCTGGACTTCAGCCATCGTCGGCTCGACCAGATGGAGGGAGACCCCCCATTCCTCAACTTCATGGATGACCGTCTTTCGGTCCTCCGCCTGCTTAATCTTCTCGGCTATATTACTCATTGGCCTTTCCTCCCTTTCTCAAAGAGGCTTAAGTGGTGCCCTCGGTATAAACCACTGCCCCGGAAACCTTCAGGGTAACCGAGCAAGTGACTTTATCCTCGATGGCAAGACTGACTTCAAGGCCCGTCACGAATGCCGGGAAGACAATCGTCGGCTTCGTCGAGAAGTTGTCATCGGGGAGCACGATTTGATAATTGTCGACCGAATTGTCGACGAGGTCCGCCCGAAGAATGGAGTAGTCCGCTTGATTCATGTTCATCTCAAACGTGACTTCCCCGGCATCGATGAGCCCAGCAATGAACTCCCGATACTTGTTCGGACTTGAGGCATGAGTAACATCGATAAGCTCGACGCTCTCATTCGGCAGGGTGACATTTACGATTTCGGCGAAGTTGTCAAAATCCTCCGACGAAGTCCCATCACCCTTTCCGAGAGTTACCCCATAGCCATCATACGCTTGACTAACTGCCATGATTTCCTCCTTGGGTTAGTAGGTTCGATGAATCCAAAAATTCAAAGAAAACACCGGCCTGTTCTTTTCATCATATTCAACAAACAGGATATCACCCATCTGCCAAATTCCCATATATCTAGCCCCGCCGATTGTCTCAGGGGTTCGTTGATGGAGGGCACTCTTTATCGTTTGGGCCAAGGTGATAGCGGCTGATATTCCCCCATCCAATCCGACCACTCGGATATTAATGGTGGGCTTGTCGAATATCTTCCCGGTCGCTTCCGGACTTGTCCCTCCAGTATCATATATAATTACAATCGGAGCCGAGGATGGTTCACCCTCCGGTTGCTTATTGATTCGTAGGGTCGTCCCCAGAACTCCGACTCCATCATTCTGGAGCATGGTCCCGATATCATCTGACGGCATATTAGCCACGCTTGGCCTCCTGAATAATTATGGCGGCGACCTTCCCCGCATTATTCTTGAAAGCGGTCTCCAAGAATTTCCATTGTCCCCCCTTGGAATGAATCCCCCGGAGTGCAACCTTTGGGTTTGCCCGAGCCGCATCATCGGCCACTCCTGCTGATTGGTCATACATTCTTCGGCCCCGGCCGGCTTGGGGATTCTCATGGACAGAGAGGGCATAGGCGGCTGAGTAGAAAACTGCGGCGAGGGCTTGCCATGTCGATTTCGATTTCATGACGGGGTAAGCATCCCAGAGGAAACCACCCCAGCCGAGTTGACCAGGTTGCCGAGCCGGATAGGAGTGATAGCCTGTGCCTCCGCTTTTATCAGGAGGGCGGCCATCATCACTCCCCGGTCGGTAGCCTTCTTAATCCGGTCGGTCTCCTTGACCAGATTATTAAGGACCAAATTCATCCCGGTCACTTTGCCCTTGCTCATACCAACATCACTTTCTTCAAAGATGTCTGAGCATTGATGCTCGGAGCATCCCCGATGGAGGAAATCCGAAGCCCTCCATCAGTCGCCGGGTCTGGGGAGGAGGAAAGGGAGAGCAGGGTTCCGAGCATCAATCTCCCATCCATAACAATCGAAGTGGAGCCATCCAGATAAGCCACCGCTCGGGAAAGAGTCTTCTCCCCGGTCTCATCCAAGAACAGCTCCGCCTTCTCCTCCCATCTCCCGGAAATCTCGACGGGGTCCTCCCATGAGGTATTCGCATAGCGGTCCTCAGAACCCGGAGCCCAGTAGACAAGGGTCTGATTTAAAAGGCGTAAGATACTCATGCGTCCGGTACCTCATGGGCGACTTCGACCACCGACTTCTTCTTTCCGAGATTGGCGAGCGTCCCGGAAGTATCCAGCATCTTGACCTGCTGGCCATAGAGGGTAGCATCCAGCCCGAGTCCGGTCCTCCCCTGATATCGGATGGAGGCATCGCCAATCTTCTCCTCGGCGGCTCTCTGGTCTCGGATGGAAGAGAAGTGTGCGGAGAGCCACAATTCAATTTGCTTGAGGATGTCACCAGAATGCTTCCCGGCCAGAACATCAGTCACCAGAATATTCGCCGAAGTGATGAATGCCCGGAGCTGGTTTTCCTCAAGATTGGTACTGAGGATTTCTTTGACCTCAGCCGTCGTTACCCTAGCCATCTTTTCCGCCCTTCCACAATTCCGGGGAGATGAAATCCATGACTCCGGAATAGTTCCATGTCAAGTCATCCTGCTCATTGACAAAATCCCGAATCTTGTCCACCTTCCCCTGAATCAATTTGTCGGTCCAGATTTCTGTGACATCCAGACCTGCTTTCTTCATCTCCCGAAATCGCTTCTCATGTTCAGCGACCCAGCCCAACCATCCGCGCGGTCCCCGGTAGGCTTTCATGAATGAAGTCCGCACACAAGAGTCGGCGATATCTTCTGCCGGCCTCCTGACGATTATCCATTTCGCATCCGGGAAAGCCTCCGCCCAGATGGGCCAGACCAAGCACATCTTGGCTCCCTTATAGAACCATGGTCCCCCCGGATAGCCTTGACTTTTGATGAGAGCAAGCACATCCTCCCGGAGAGAGGGGTACTCCAAGAGATTTTTGATATCCGGGAGAGGACGCTGGCCCAATGGGTCGGCTCCCTGTAAAGCCAAATACGGCTTGACGATATTCTGCCGGATATAATTATTCTCAAACATCCCCTTTTTGTTGTGGCGAGTCGGCCCCGCCATCACTCCTCCCCATGCTCCAGAGAGATGA